CTGAGATAGCCTCCAACCGATAAACCTTCTGGCAGGGAAGTTATGGGCGTTCCCCATAAACTGAGATAGCCTCCAACCGATAAACCTTCTGGCAGGGAAGTTATGGGCGTTTTCGCTAAATTGAGATAGCCTCCAACCGATAAACCTTCTGGCAGGGAAGTTATGCGTGTTTCCGCTAAATTGAGATTGCCTCCAACCGATAAACCTTCTGGCAGGGAAGTTATGCGTGTTCCCGCTAAACTGAGATAGCCTCCAACCGATAAACCTTCTGGCAGGGAAGTTATGCGTGTTTCCGCTAAATTGAGATTGCCTCCAACCGATAAACCTTCTGGCAGGGAAGTTATGGGCGTTCTATATAAATCGAGATTGCCGCCAACCGATAAACCTTCTGGCAGGGAAGTTATGCGTGTACCCGCTAAACTGAGATTGCCTCCAACCGATAAACCTTTTGGCAGGGAAGTTATGGGTGTTTCCGCTAAATTGAGATTGCCTCCAACCGATAAACCTTCTGGCAGGGAAGTTATGCGTGTTTCCTCTAAATTGAGATTGCCGCCAACCGATAAATCATCTTTCGTTATTTTTTCTGGAAAATACAATAATTTTAATCTGAAAGGAATTTTTCTTTCTTCCTTTTGATCTAAAAAATCAAAAAAATATTTGGCAAGATCTTCTTTCATTTATGATATATTTTACCTTTAACCAATAAATCTTTTGGCAGGGAAGTTATGGGCGTTCTCCGTAAATTGAGATTGCCTCCAACCGATAAACCTTCTGGCAGGGAGGTTATGGGCGTTCCATATAAATTGAGATAGCCTCCAACCGATAAACCTTCTGGCAGGGAAGTTATGGGTGTTCCCCGTAAATTGAGATGGCCTCCAACCGATAAACCTTTTGGCAGGGAGGTTATGGGCGTTCTCCATAAATCGAGATTGCCTCCAACCGATAAACCTTCTGGCAGGGAAGTTATGGGCGTTCCATATAAATCGAGATCGCCTCCAACCGATAAATCATCTTTTGTTATTTTTTCTGGAAAATGCAATAATTTTAATCTGAAAGGAATTTTTCTTTCTTCCTTTTGATCTAAAAAATCAAAAAAATATTTGGCAAGATCTTCTTTCATTTATATGTTTCATACTATTGAATGATCGTTTTTATCCATAAAGCTATTTGATGCATAATGAAATTGATATGGTGATAGATCATCATTCAAATTAAAAAAAACATATAAATCATCCGTAGATAAATAATTATTAAAATGAGAAATATTTCCCATTGTACAGATTGAAATGTCTTCACCTGATTGTCTTCCTTTGCATCTTCCTAACAGGGATTTTTGTGCTTGGAACGCTTCTTGATTTTTACCCAATCCTTTAGGAATTTTAAATACCTGATATCCGTTGGCCGTAATTCCCAGAAATTTAATTCCGGTTTTTTCTAACTGTTGAATTTGGGATATTGATACATAATTTTTAGTATTTACTAACTCATTACCTTGATATCTTGTTATGGCTTCGTGACTTTTAATTACTTCTTTTTCGAACACGATAGGATTTTTATATTTTAGTATGTCATTTTCTTTAAAATGACCTAATTTTTTTCCTTCTTCAAAATATTTAAAAAATTGTTTATATTTGTATATGTCTTCTTCTTTTAGTGATTTATCCATTAATCGTATTATTATCCATCTGGCATATCCTCTGCCGAATAAACCACCAATTTCTTGTATTTGTTTTTTTGTTTCGTCACTTAATTCTCTTATATTTTGCTGTTCTTGTTCGAGGATAATATCATTTATCTCTCTAATGCTTTCTTCGTACAAAATAGTAATTAGAACATCTGTTATTTTCATAACGCATGATTTATAATATAAATATACGTAAAAAACAAAATGTTATTGTGGGATATCTTAGGAGCACCGAGATGAACCGCACGCCATACATGTTAAACAACCTTCTTTGAATTCAAGATGCTCGCTGCCACACTCAGAACATTTACCTTTGGCTTTTTCTCCATCTTTAGTGTATTTTTTAACAACACGAGCCACGCCATTTTTCCATGTATTGATGTAATCTTCTTTAAATGTCATAGAATCAATTAACTCATATACATAAACCATGGGCATACCGTGTCTTAAAACTCCCGATATTAATTTAGCATAATTCCAAAATTCGGGGTTAAATGCATGATTTAAACCCGTAAGAATTTGCTTATTACCGTCGCCATCAACATATTCAATGTCATATCTTTTCTTTTTTATCTTAACCAACACACCATTTTCCATACATTCTTCAACATCTATAACATTTTTTACAACTTCACATTCTTTAATTGTTGATGGTAAATCAATCAGTCCGTTTTCAAGCTTTCCTGTAAATATTTCATATGGCCTTCCATCCTTCAATCCAACAACTGCTATCCATTTTTCAAGATTATTCTGAAAACGATGAATTTCTCCTTTTAATCTCTTTGGACGTTTTGGGGCGTGAATTTCATGAAATTGTTCTTCTTTCTTTTCTGCATCGACTAACACGCCACTACGAGATCCGTCTCTATATATTGTTACTCCTTTACAACTACTTCTCCATCCTGTTTCATATACCTTTGCGACCATTTCTTCTGTCGTTTCTTTTGGAAGATTAACGGTTACTGATATACTATGATCGACATGCTTTTGTAATCTTCCTTGCATTTCAACTTTTTTAACCCAATCAACATCATTTGCTGTTGCTTTATAGTATGGCGATGTTTCTATTATTTCTTGAAGATCACCTAATTTGTTGTGTTTTAACATTTCAACATCATATCCATTTACCTCAAGCCATATTTTAAATTTATGATGAAATACAGGATATTCTTGCCACGCAATGCCTTCTTCATCGACAAAATCAACACGAACATCTTTTTCCTGTGGATTAATCTTTCTACGTCTCATATAAACTGGTGAAAAACATGGTTCAATACCAGAAGTTGTTTGTGTCATTAAACTAACTGTTCCAGTTGGGGCAATTGTAAGTAAAGCAATATTTCTGCGTCCATTTCTCCTCATTGATTCATAAAATGAAGGATTTTTCTCTTTAATACGGAGAATAAATGGGTTATTCTCCTCACGTTTTGCGGAGAATATTGGGAAAGTCCCACGCTCTTTTGCCATTATCATTGAGGATTCGTAAGCACACATTTTCAGACTTTCATGAACTTCTTCACTAAAATCCGTGGCTTCATCAGTACCATATCTATATCCCAAAGCCGCCAACATATCACCTTCTCCTGTTACTCCAAGACCAGTTCTTCGACCTCTTATTGTTTTATCCTTAATTCTTTCCCAAAGCTTGATCTCATATAACTTTAAAAACTCATCTTCTGGATCCGATTGTATTTTTGCTAATATTGCATCAATCTTTTCGAGTTCCAAGTCAATTATATCATCCATATATCTTTGAGCTGCTTCAACATCCCAAGCAAACAAATCCCATTGAAATTCGGCGTTTTCGGTAAATGGATTTTCCACATACCCAAATAAATTTATTGCCAGTAAGCGACAACTATCATCAGGACAAAGCGGGATTTCGCCACAATTATGAACAATTATTCCATTTGCGTCAAATTCGTGTGTTCTAATTATTTGACAATCATAGACATCGGAAAATCCACATGGAGTAATCGATACTATTTCGTCATCAAATGATTCAGAATATAATCCTCTTATGTCCAAACTCAAAATTGCTAAATCTAATTTACTATATTTTTCTTCATCCGTAAAATTTATTCTTTTTTGAAATTCTAAAACATTATCTTTGGATATGACCAATTCATGACACGACTGCATTAAATACTCCTTACTTCCTCCTCTTCCGTCGGGCATTGCTCTCATTTGTTTGTCTCTTCTATTTTCATAAATGGTTGATATTATTCCCATCCTTGATAACATTCTTTGAACTAACTTACACAACTCTATCTTGGATGACGATAATCTAACATTAATTCCTTTATCTTTGTTGTGTAAAACAGTTCCATCAGCATCAAATAATCCAGAGATGAATCCACTATAAAAATCAGAAGATGTTCTTTCGATTATTTCATTATTAATTTCTTTATTTGAAAACACCCCAAATTTTTCTCCAATAATTTTTAATTCACTACTTTTTACTCCTTTTACTAAAATATCGATATTCTTATCAGTGCCTAAATCAGATCTGTAATTTAAATTATTTTTAATAAAATTAACGGCTTGTTCCTTCATATTGGTTTTATTAGTCCCCCAATATTTTAATGAATAAGAATTTCCTGACGAAGTCCCATCCCCAACAAAATTTCCAAGAAGCCATCCAACTTCAAAATTTCCTTCACCCTCCCATTTAACATCTCGATTATTACCCAAAGATATTTTATCACCAATCTTTAAATTTTTAATTTCAGACCATTCATATTTCTTTCCGTATCTCGTCTTATTTTTAATGGCTTTAATTTTATGATTATCTGTTCCTTCTAAAATATATCCTTTTTTAGTTTTTATTTTAAAAGTTTCTTTATTACCTGTGTAAAAGAATCCTTTATGTGTTGATAAATCTTTGATGCCGTTTGTTAATGTAAAAAACGACTCTCCTAACAAATCTTTAATTTGCCTAGGTCCAATATGTGTCATAATCCATGTACTATCAGGAAGACAAGGATTGGTTGACACCGTTGTAAATCCCAAATCAGAGTAGCAATCGGGAATACTTTCACGCATAACTTGATCCCAATAAAGAATTCCTGGCTCGGCTGATTTCCAAGCATTAAAAATAATTTTTTTCCAAAGCTTTTGAGCGTCTATATCTTTAATATATTTTGGAGTTCCCTTTATTGGATATTGTTGAGTGTACATCGTTCCGTTCATGGCTGCATTCATAAAATCGTCATCCAATTTAATTGATATATTTGCGCCAGTAACTTTACCTTGTGTTAATTTTGCATCAATAAATTTTTCCGAATCTGGATGCTTTATTGATATGCTTTCCATCAATGCTCCTCGACGACCATCTTGCGCAACCTCTTTTGTGCTATTCGAAAATCTTTCCATGAATGGAACAACACCTGTGCTCGTAATAGCACTATTTTTCACTGGACTACCTGTTGGCCGAACAAATGATAAATCTAATCCAACCCCTCCTCGTCTTTTCTCTAATTGTACCAATTCTTGATCCAGTTTCATTATTCCACCATAACTATCAGAATTGCCATCATTTCCGATCACAAAGCAATTACTAAGTGATACCACTTGAAAATCATTTCCAATTCCTGACATTGGTGAACCTTGCGGAACTATTCTTTCGAAATTTTTAAGAGTATTATAAATATAATCTTCATTAAGTGGATTGGGATATTTTGCTTCAATTCTCGCTAATTCTTTAGCGATTCTATGATGCATATCATCTGGAGTTAACTCATAATAATTTTTATCATCTTTTAAACAGTATTTTTTAATCCAAACATCTGCTGCTAATTCATCTCCATTAAAATATTTTAGTGTTGCTTTTAGTACTTCTTGTTTGGTATAGGCTTGGTAATTTTTTTCTATCATGAATTATTATTTTTTATTTAAAATATTATTGTCTTAATCCTTTCTTATTCATAATAAACCTTATCCTGTATTATTAATTTTTATTTCTTGAAGTTTCTTCTTTTTATATACTTCGGCGGCTCTTTGTCGTGGATTTCCTGTTACGATTTTTTCCGCCATTTTTTCTGTGATTTCGATAGGATCAACAGATGGAAGTTCAATTTTTGTTTCTACCGGATTTTCGAAATTTTGAAGTTGATTTAAGTTTTCTTTTTCCTCTTCTTTTTCTGCGAATACTTTACTTACCGCTATTTCCATGTCGAGCCTGGTATCTTGTTTAAATTCTTGTTTTATTTTAGATTTTCTTTCCAACGAATCCTTATAAATTTCCGCTGCGTGTTGTTTTCTTGCTTCTGACCTTTCTTCTTCGTGACCAAGTAGTGTATTCTGTGTGTCCGTATCGAATTCAAGTAATTCATTATCAAATTTACAATTTTGAAAAACAATTCCGTCTTTACCGATACGGCTTTTAAGTAATGTAACTGTTGCTAAATTATTTTCTTTTTGTGTAAGGCTTTTTGCTATTGAAATTACAACATGTCCAATTTGAGCTTTTTTAATTGAACCGCCCATTTGGTCTGATGTTACAACATCAGATTTCATACTTTCGCGATTACCTTGTGTCGCTGTCCATATTGCAATATTAAATTCATCACACATTGCTTCCAAACTTCTCATAATCGTTCCCTCTCCCTTCCATTCTTCACCCTCAACCGATTTCTCAAGTGAAATACAATCAATGTAATCAAGAACCAATAAATCAATCTTATGTCCTTCAGATTCGAGTTTTCTAACTTTGTTCCTGATGTCTGCAATTGAAATTCCAAAAGGTGATAATTTTAATAAATATAAACGATTCTTTCTGCCTGAAGTAATTTCATCTACTTTCTGTACAACAAGATCCTCATTTGCTTGTTGATTATCAGGAGCAATTCCTGTCCATATCGTATAATGTTTTTTACGAATTTCATTAGAATTGTCTTCGAAAAAAATTTGTAAAACATTCGCACTACAATTATATGCTGTATTGGCAACTTTAGTTAACATGCTAGTTTTCCCGATCCCCGTTGGGGCGAGAATGATTGCCAATTCTCCGCGAGCTATTCCGCCTTTAAGTAAATTGTCGATCCCATTAATTCCTGTTGGAAACGGGACTCTTGCATCTTTTTGTAATGATTCTCGAACGCCTTCGCTAATTTCTGAAATATCGTCGGTATGTGCTCCAATTTGTAAAGCATTTGTTATAAGTCCCTGAATTTTATTATATTCTTCAAATGCTCCATTCTGTATAATTTCATCCGACTCCTTTAATGCCCTTTTTAATACCTGTTGTCTGCAAAAATTTAAGGAAGTCGCTTTAATATAACTACTATCTTCAAGTATTAATTTTTTTATTTCTGCCAGAGTATCTAAATGAACCTTTCCAGAAGTATTAAGATTTTCTGACATTATTTTTTGTTGCAATGTGTCATAATTTGGAATTACTTTATAAAGTTCGTGTAATTCCCTGATGTTTTCCATAAGATACTTGAAATATGGACCATCAAAATATGAACTTTTTATAACATCAATAATTAATACGGCAAATTTCTTATCCTCGATGATAGTTTTAAGGAGTCCCTGCTGAAACGTCGTCCCTAAATGACCAAAATTTTTCTCACTCATATATTTTTACCTTTCTATTTCCATTTATTTCAGCTCATATTGAAGATATTTCTTGATCAGACTTCTAGATGAAAGAACATCAGTTAGATCTGCTAAAATTTTCCTAACTTTTGGTCTAATATCTACAGCATATCTTACTTTGGGGTGGTATACATGAGCTGGAAATATTCTAGAAATAAATAGTTCATCCCCCAATTTTATTTGTAATAAAAAATATTCTTCTTTGTTTTCAATTGTTTCGGCATTACTATTAATATCAAAAAAATAATTTTGATTTTCATTTAAATAATCCAATGTTTTTGTTTTGAGATCTTGGGAAATTTCATTACAAATGTCTTTTACACATTCATATAGATCCAATGAATTTCTCGATTCTGGATTATAATTAATAACATTAAAAAATCTCTGTATAACAATATTTTTCTCTAAAGTTAAGAGAAATTCCATTTTAGTGATGTCTTGATTTTGCATAATCATTATTTTTTAAAATTTAAGTAGCGTTTATTTTTTTCTTTTCGGGTTAATCTGAGGAAGGGATTTAAAAATTTTATCCATGCATCATCCGATTTGGGTAATACTTGGAATATTCCATCTTCCATCATCATTTTCATTGTGTTTTTATATGATCTACCCTCGGTGTCAAGATTTTCGTTTATTAATGATTTTACACTCTCCTTTGCTTCATCTGTTAGGAGTGGATTATCTAAACTAACAATACTACTATTAATATGATAAAATTCGTCACCAAATACCCCATATTTAGTAACCCCAGTTAATAGATTTTGAACGAGCTTATCTTCTTTATCTTGTTCAAAAAGAAAATTTGCTTTATGTTTTATATAATCCATTGTTAGAGGTTGAGTTACAATTTCAGGAAAAAGCATCATGAGTCTTTTAACTCCGAGATTTCTAATTCCTGCGATATTGTCGGAAGGATCCCCACACAACATTTTAGCCAATTTAATGTTTTCAATTAAAAGTTCTTCGTGGTCATACACAAACATATCTTTTGGTTTATATAACTTTCTGTGTGATGGGTTATATAGTTGTGTGTCTTTTGAAACAAGTTGAGTTAAATCGCCATCTGACGAAAATATAATTTTTTTCTCATTTGGGGAATTCTGAGTATAATACGCAATACAATCGTCTGTCTCGCAATATTGATATTCTCCTTGACGAACATAAACTTCTTCTAAATACTGTTTAATTCTGTTTCTCTGATAATTATAAGACCCCTCCTCTTCTTCTGTCTTAAATCTACTATGTTTACCTTCTTTGTAATGATGATAAATTTGTTTTCTGGATCTTGAAGAGTCCTCTCCATCCCAAAAAGCAACAATTTTATCTAAATGATAATTTTCAAATGATAATCTAAGGGTATTGAGGAAATGAAAAATTCCCCCAATATGTGCTCCCTTATAAAAATAATTTTTTATGCCAAAAAATCCGATCGTTAGTAAATTATCAGAATCAACGAGAAGCGTCGTAGACATTTATTTTGTTATTCGTGAATATATTATAAATCGTATATTATATATTATTAAAGATACATAATTTTTTTGAGAAATCAAACGATTTTAGATGACTTATGAATATTATCTAGCCACCATAAAGGTTGTAAATTTGTGTAATGACATAATTCATATAATTCATTTTCTGTTTTTGCTGAATCTAATGGTATTTTATGATCAATATGCCAACCAAATTGTCCGTGATTTTCCCAATTCATTCCATCGATAAATTGGTTTTCTAAATACTCCTTTAATTCTGATGGTGATATTCCAACAATTTCAAATGTTTTATTTCTCTTTGTTATGTTTAATTTTTTTATATATTTATGTAAACTAGATCTCATATTATTAGTAATTTTATAAATTGGATCGTATTGTTGTCTTTCTTTTTTTCGTTCTCTTTTTCTTGGATTATAATTCTCACGATATTCTTTCTTTTTTTCTGGGTTATTTTTATACCAAATTTTCACCCGTAATTTATTTTTTTCGCCAAATTTTATATAATTTTTTCTATTACGATCACTAACCCAATCAGGATGCTTTTGTCTCCATATTCGTTGAGCCATTAAAACTTTATCATAATTCTCTTTGGAATATTCTTTACTACGTTTATTATTACATTCCTTACAAGAATAATTTAATCCATCTTTACTTCTTGATGATTTACCAAAATCGAAAAAATCTTTTTCGATTTCACATTTACAACAAATTTTCTTTGACATTATTTTAAATTACTAATCTGACGCCGCGTCGATTTCTTCTTCTTCAATTTTAGCATTATCTATATCATCAATCGGAACTCCTAATCGTTCACTAATATATGCTCCTGCAATTTTCTTATATTCCGTAATAGACGCTTTTTCTTCTGTTTCATTTTTACAACGCATAAAATCATGAGCGGTTATTAAAATTTTACCATCCTCATATCCTAATCCATTGAGATGGTTTTTCATAACGCTTACTTTAGTTCTTGTTGCAATTTTGGTTTTTCTACCATTTGTTGTAATTGATATCTTAGTTATACCACCACCTTTTTGATTCCCAAATAAAAATACCAATGTTGAATTTAACCATATTGCCTCACCGCCCTTGGCTTTTATCTTCGGCTGGCCTTTTGGATTATTTGGCTCAGGAAGTTCAACCCATGGCTGATTACATATAACCATTGTATTCATATATTTTTCGTCAGAATGTCTTGAACTACCAATTCTCTGATTTAGTCCCATTCCTATTTTATCTGACAACACGGCAGCATTGTGCATTTTACCTCCGCGACCTTCATATGTCATTTTACATGGAACGGAACCCACGGAATCCCATAAAAAACATAAATCATAAGGTATCTCTCCTTTTGCTTGCGCATCAAGCATATCATTTATAAAAGTTGTAATCTCTTCAATATATTTAAAATCATTTCTGAAAATAAAAAATCCTTTCCAACTTGAATTTCCTGTTTTTTCATCAATATGCTCTTCGCATTCAAAACCCATAAGTTTTGCATGTTCCATTCTCCATTTCTGTTCGGTTATAATAAAAACAGAAAGTATTCCCTTTTTCTGTGCATCTATTGCAGTTTTGATTAATCCCGTGGTTTTTCCTGTGTCGGTGTGACCTAAAAGCATGGTTATATGACCCATAGCGGGGCCCGGAATGCCACAAGCATCTAAAAACGCGTCGCCTAGATCAAAGTATCTATCTGGTTTAAATGACGCTTCAGCTGAATATTTTTTTACAATTTCTGAAAAATCTGTTTTTTTAATTGCCATATTATTTATTTTTAATTCTTTTTATTTTCTCGTCCAACATTCTCCAAATACTTTAAATTCTTCATGAAATTTATCTACATTCTTACCAAAATACATAATAACTTGTCCTTGTAATGATGATCCCGTAGCTTCTCCATTTTCATCAAGAAATTTTATTCTTCCAGAGACCATACACATCATATCACATTTTCCTGATATGTGTTGAAACCATCGTGTTTCTGTTGCATTATTTACCAAAACACATGCTTGATTTATGTTTGGTAGATCTTCTACCATTTTTTTCGTAAATTCTCTAACCAATGAATTGTTATACGGTGGATTCATCCATATATTTCCGCTCCAAGGATGAACCAAACCGCTATCCTGTTCTGTAAATATGATATCAGCTTGAATAACTTTATTTGCTATTTCCGATGACGCGGGGTCTAAATCAATATTTCCCATAACCTCTCTTGCCGCATCAACAAACTTCTTTGGGGTGTGCCATTCATACTTTCCACTATTATTGCTAACATGAACAGTTACCTTTTTATACGCCTCATCAAGAGTAAGAGATCCGTATAAATATTCGCTTTTGATGCGTTCACTTCCTTTTTCAAGAATTTTTGACACCTTTTTACGAAAGTCATCAGTAACACTATGTTCGATTTGATATTCTAATTCTTGGTCTATAAATGAGGTTGTTGACATATTTTAATAGATTTTTTAAAATTGCCCGTATTTTTGGAATACGGGCAACTATCATATCAGAAAGGTAATTTTTCCCTTCTAAAAAGGAAGCTCTTCTTCGGGTTCATCATTCGCTTGTGGATCCTCTGGCATTGGTTCTCCTCCAGAATCTCCTCCAATTACTATTTCAGATTGTGAAGTAGAAACCCATTTCTTATTGTCTTTATCCCATTTTGGTGTCTCTCCATTAGCTACCATTTCAAGATATTCTTCTGGTTTTTTAGTATAAACATCAGACCACACTAATGAATCTTCGACCCATTTTTTAAGTTGTTCAGCATCTTTATTCAATGGACTTGGATCTGCGTCCAGTACAGAACTAATCTGTGTATAGTCCTTACCTTTGCCTGATTTGGTTAATGATAATGAAAGAATTAAATCTCTGCCCTTTTCAATGTCGGTAATGTCTCCTCTGGTACGGAAAACCGGCCAAATTTTATCCATAATGCCTTCTTGCTTGGCGTTAAATTTAAATCTCCAGAATTTTGGTCCGTCCGGTTCATGATCCCTATCGATAACCTTAGCAACAAAGAATTTGCGTGAACGATAAGTCTTCGCCAGCTCTCCATCAGATTCAACGCCAGTTGCTTTTAAACTGTCATGAACCTCATTTAATGGTGACCGTTTTCCTTCTTGTTTCGGGTCATATAATTTAACCCATTTTCCATCCACTTGAATTTCGTGGAAATAAACCTCAACAAACGGCGATGTTCCGTCCTTTGTTGGTAAAATGCGTATTCTTCTTTCCTGTTCAGTAACACCTTTCGGTAATACTGTGGTGAAATACTTCTTCATTCGTTCCTCTTGAGAGGCGAACTTGCTGCCGCTTGCGGCGTTCTTGTTTTTTTCGTACTGTGCTTGTACGGCTTCAAATGTTCCCATAAAAAATGTAATTTAGTTTATTAAAAAAAGTTTATTAATCAAAATATACATAAAAAAAGTCTGATTACAAAACCAGACTCTCTTTTTTTTCAAAATATTTTTAAATATTAAAACATATAATCGTTTTCTTCGGCTTTTGGATTAAATGATTTCATTATTTGATATTTTCCATAATTTTCAACATCGTTCTTGGTCAGCACATACTCATTTTTTCCTGATGCCTTCATTTCCTGTTGTTTTCCACTAAAAAACTCCGCGGGATTTTGATTAAATGGATATGAATCTAAAGATCTCATTTCAAGTTTTTCCATGGGCGTTTTTGGCTTTATTTCTTGAATTTGTGCCCCTAACTGGTCGATTTTAGCCAAAACATTATCCATTTCTCCTAATTTAGCTTCCAGTTCTCCTAATTTATTAAAAACAGCGTCCATTTGTTGTGTTACTGCTCCGGTTTTATCCTGACCTTGAGTATCATCGAGTTGTTTCTTAATGCTCTTAGTCATATTAACCAAATCAGTAATATCTAATTCTTCAGTCGTATCATCCTCACCTGATTCTTCAGCAGATGCTTCGGGAGTCTCAGTATTACCGGTCGGCGGCATAAATTCTTCGGCGCCTTCTGGCGGCATCTCCATTGAGGCATCTCCACCAGGTGGCGGTGGTAATGGAGCATTTGCGCCCGCACCTGCGGGCGGCGCCCCAGCAGGCGGAGCAGGAAGTGGTGGTTCTTGTTCAATTATTAGTTTCTCTGCATATTTGTTTATCGCATTGAAACGCTTTAATTCCTCATTTATGTTTTTCATTTCCATATTTTTATTTTATTAGTCTTGTAATAATTGTCTACCGTCTTCAGTAATATATCTTTTATTAATTCTTTCAACTATGCCGTCTCTAGATCTAATGATATAGCACTCACCAGTTGTTAAATCACAAACCTCTTCCTCTTTTCCATCAGGTGAAATCGTCTTGGTTATTGTTCCCTTGTCCAAGAAATCATCTAATGTCTTGTCTATGTTATCCATCTTTATATTTTTATATAAATATCTAACATTTTATTAAACTATTATGTTAATTTAAAAAACACAATCTCGCCATCCGATAACTTTAACTTTCTCATTAATGACTTCGACATTCCAATACCATATCCATCAATTTCTGGGCCTATGCTAACCGGACCCTGATATGCTTTAAAATAATGATTAACAACTGTTGTTACGCGCAAATAATTGCCATTATTAGGATTTAAAAATTCGGTTGTTGTATATTTGTCTGTAAAAATATTAGCATTTCCGTCTGGTAATCTATTCGCGTTAAACTTGGTTTCATAAAAATCGCTAGTCAATTCTAATTTCTTAATGTCGCCCCATTTTATATCTGGAGCTAACCTTGTTCTTGATATAATACCCATAGTACGATTATCTGGTATTGGATATTTACTAGTTCCCATTTCAATAACTTTTGCTCTCAGCCATTCTATTCCTTTATATTTTACTTTTTCAATGTTTGGCTCGTTATCAAATCCATTATATGATATACAATATGGTTCTGAAGATTGTTTATTTATTTTTTCTTCAGTCTGAAATCTTTTACCGCCGGTATCTGTGGAATACGATCCGGAATTAGTTACAACTGTTTGTTCAGTAGTTGGAGTCTGAGCTGCTTTATTTTCTTCTTTAACTTTATGAATTGCGTCCTTTACAACCTTATCAAATAATGGTCGATACGCCTTTATAAATGTATCGCTAAGAATAGGCAGAGCCCTCTGAGGAATCCTTGATCCCTTAAATGACGTTTCGATGCCTGTTGATTTGATATCGTGTGTTACTTCGGTGATCCAATATGATCCTTTAAATAGTGGAACATTTTTTAAATAAAAATACATTGTTGGTTGTATCATTACATTACCCATACAAGTTACTCCGCACTGATACGATGCTTGTCTATATATGTTCCATAATCCAATATCAACCTGGGCAACGCTATCGCCGCCTTCACTTTTTCCCAAATTTTCCAAGACAATGAAAGATTCTGCCGTATTTCTTATTGTCGATTGGTCCAATTCAACCGTTTTAAAAATTGATTGGTTCTGATCTCCAAAACTTACCTCAAATGCTACTACTTTATTTGACTTTGTGAAATCTGTCGACGCAAAAATATTAGGGGAAACAATAACAGGATTATTGTTTACGTCGCCAATATCAAATCCATCATCATTAAATAGATATTTCTTTTTACTAATATCTTTCATGTCTGGATGTTGAGAACTCGGTCCAACATATTGTAATATAATTTTCGGCGATGATTCCTGATAATCAACATCTAGAAAGGATCCAAACATATTTCTTGCTACATCTTTAGATGGAATAATTTTTGACGCATTGGAAACATTGGTTCCGTAAAAATTAACGTATGCGGGCAATGCTCTGATATCGAATCCGCTATCTTGAACCAGTAAAGAAATCGCACCATATAAAGTAATATTAGCATTTTCTTTCAGTCCGAGTCTTAACAGCTTATCCAAACTAAGATATACTTCATCACCAATATCCCTATTTGCCCTATCTAGGAATAAAAATTCTTCTATTAATGATCTTTGCCCGATAGAATTTCCAGCTGTCCATTTATCGTTAAATGATTTAAAATAATTATATAATTCTAATTTAACCGTTGGATCGTCATTCCATCCTCGATATATGCCAGATACTTGTTGTGTTTCTATCTCTGCTTTGAGATCGTTTCGTATCTTGTGCGTTATATGATTAATAAATTCTATTAGCCTATTTTCCGGAGATTTTACCTTAGACCCTTCATTCGTCGATGGATTTATAATTGTACTTTTCAAATAATTGACAAAATCAGACTTTGTTGGATTATCTCCTTTATATCTTTGTCCTGCATACATATATATTAATGGCCTAAATTGTTTTATGTTTTCTTCATTTAATGCAACATCATTTACGGAAAAGAAATCACGATAATATCCATCCATATCCTCCCCCAAATATAATTCAATATTACCAATATTTTCTATAAGTTGATCGGGATTGTAAGGATCAATTGAAAAATGCTCAACATCTGTCTTTGTAAATCCTCCAAATACATAATCATTGGTTTCTCTTGGATTTGACATCGTCAATCTTATCATATTATCATTAGACTGTAACGTTGTACTGATGTTCATCAATTCCGCCCCTTGTTTATCTCTTATCATATTAAAAAATTCAATTGATCCAAAATCATTCGTTGGTTCGCTATCGTCTTTTTTTACCGAAACAATAGCCATTAAAAAATCCTGAAACTTAGTATAGGCGGCTTCGTATGGCTTATATGTTTTAGATTCGTTTAGTCTTTCAGATGAAAAATCTAAAAACGCCAACTCAAACGCTTCCAATATTTCAGGCTTAAATGCCGCAACCAAATCAATAACCTTTTTATAATTTGTTGATAATGAAAATTCATTTGTCGTTGTTTTTAAATATTCTTTATATGTCGGGAAGGTGTATTCTGTATAATCAACATTATCAATATAATTTGTTCCTATTCCCCAAAGAATTCTGAAGTTTTCTTGTTCTGACAGAGTAAAATCATTTCCGTAAGACATACTATTTCCGTTAGTTGGCAATAAAACATATCTTTGATCATTTATGTCAAATTTTGATTGATCTATTAAACTTGTCCATGTATTTAATCCATAGGCCAATCCGTTACGTAGTCTAACCAATCCGCTCGACAGCGATTCCGAATAACTATCTACTTGTGAATCGATATTTAAAAATCCGTAACCATTAGCAATTTGATGAAAAATTGTTTCATAATATGGATGAAATCCAATATCAGATTGATCCAATCTATTTACTGTTTTTATGGTTCCTGGGTGAATCCAATCTGGTATAGTAATAAAAGTTAATCCTTTATTATTATCAAAAAATAATGACCCATCGATGTGTTCTGTGACACCTTCTATAATATCGATACCCTCATTTATATATTTTTTATATCGATGATATATTGATCCCCATTTTATCATCAAATGATATGGGATATAGTGTGTCGCCCCAATTTCTCTGAAAATGGTTGATATTAATGTATTAGATCCTGCTGATGTGATTACATCGTCTAAATCTTTATATGGTAGTGAATTTAAAAGTAGATAAGACGATCCCACATATTTTTCAAGCGATTGTGTTTTAATAAAATCATTGTATAACTGTTTATGAAAATATGGAGTATTTAACATGTGTTTATCAATACCATTTATTTTAATTGTGTTCGTAAACATATTTGATGTAAATCCGTCTTTGGTCCACATTTTGGGATCTAAGGGGGAAGATATAAAGTCATTTGGCGGATTAACTTTTAACATACCGTTTAACTGTGAGTTATTTGCGGCGGCGCTTGTTGAACTTAATGAAGAGAGGTATGTTGATGTGTTGAATGGATATATTTCTTTCCTATATTCTTCAGGCTTATATTCTTTCAAAAATTTTGATAATTTTAAATAATCATTAACGCTACCTGTTGTGCTTGTTAGTTGTTTATATTTTGAAATACTAAAGTCGTGTTCGAGTCCGTCCGCTATATAATCTGTTGTTGGTATCTGGTCCAAATAATATGGATATTTTGTCATAATTGATTCCATGTGCGATATTAATTCCGAATATGAGGTTGCGTTTCTTTTCAGTGAATCGACAACATCAATATCGCTGGCAACCTGATTTTTTAAATTTGAGTATTCAATTTCGGCTAGCTCTCGTATTGAATCAGTATCAAAAGGACTTAACGATGTTGTATATTTTGATCTTTCATATATTTCGTACAAAATTGATGACATTGATTTATCTGTATATGGTATATAATTCATCATATTCGTCAATACGCTTATGTCTTTCTTGGTATCGTTGACCGAATCCCCAAAAACATATTGAAAATTATCAACACTACCTTCTTTTGATTCCAAATTATCTTTAATCTTTAAGGCAATTGCGTAAAAATTTTCAACAAAATCAACTTCTGGCCATAAAACTTTATCATTGGATCTTAGCTTCTTCTCCATTTCCCTACTACCTGGATATACTAAAACAATTTCTTTCCCTTTTTGCGTTGTTTCTTTAACTTCTGGCCACGGAAAAATCATATTTCCACCGTCTCTTAATATTCCTGATGTTTTTACAATGTTTTCTTCAAATATCCTTTTTCTTTCGGCTGCCTGTTCAAACGCTTTCTCGTGTACATCTTTCATTAATCTAATATATGTTTCAGCATTGGCAAGAAGTATGGCTATAATGTTTCTAACAGAAGGTTTAAATCCTATACCAATATCAAGATCGTTTTCAATCGTTTCGTTCATTATTTTTTCAACCTCCACTTCGACCTTATTCCTCTGCTCATTATAGTTTCTGGCAATAACATCTATTTGATCCAGTAATTTTTCGATATTGATCACGTTTACAACTCCCGAAATCTCTGTAATTGTTCTATAATATGAATTTATGTTTTTTAATTCTGCACATGATATGGTATTAGTAACAATTTTATCGTCTTTCTTTGGCGCGTTGGAACCGAAAGCCTCATTACTTTCCATTTTTGTTACCGACTTATTTATTATATTTTCAAGTTGTGATATTGGTACTGTGCTACTTTTGTCACTTTGAGTTATTACTGACCATTTCGTTGATCCTGCTTCCTCTGGCAGTGTTATTACCGAACCCGATACATATTTATTGGCCCATAATTGAACATTTTTTTTGAGAACAGTAATAGTATCTTCATAATCTTTAATCGCCGATAGTGTGTGATGACTAATAAACTTTGAAAAAATTTTTTGTTCTAGTATTTTACTTAATCTACCCGCAAGGACAATAATCTCTCTAAGAGTTCTTACAGGAAAATTTTTTGTTAAATATCCTTTATTAATATATTCTTGATATACTGATCTTAAAACTCTATATCCTTTTGTCGTCTTAAAAAGTGTTTTCTCGCGTTGCCCGGTTTTTTCGTTGTATTTCGCGTCTTCGACAGATTCGGATAAATAAAAATACGGAGCATTTAATACCGATTCTATTGATATGTCGGCCAGATATGCATAAGTTGATCCAACAAAATTACAAGAAATTTCAAAATTACCATTGCCAGAATTATATTTTGAGTTAAATTTAATCATATGCAACCTATATCTTATCGCTTTTCCATAATATCCTTTAACTGTTAAATAAAATATTGGCCACGGTATATGAAAAAACGCGGCGTATGGCGAATTTGCCGGCGACTCAAATAATGTTTTCCCTCTAACATCAATAAACTTTATATCTACTCTAGGTATGAAGTTTGCCCCCATAACTTTTATTGATATGTTTTCTATTCCAAAGCTTTGTGATGATGCGTCATTTTGAGTAAACTTATCCACAATTGGAATATTTACAGATCCCATACCGAATCCAACCGTCTGAAATCCTGTGCCAGTTGGGTTTTTACCTATGAAACTATCTGTCCATTGCGTATCATAGTCCGCGCCATTCGAATTTTTCATAAAATTCAAAGTGCCTTCGGCTACAGACACCAACGTACTTTTGGCTCCGTCAGCAATCAATGTTGATCTCGGAATCAAGTCGGCCTCTAGATTAACATACATAACTAAATTTTCTGGTTCGACCGCTCTTGGTTCAACAGCGCCGTCAACTAATACACTGTTAGGATCAATGTATATAAGATTATTATGATCGACTTTGACCAAAATGTCATTTGTCGTTTTTAAATTATTATTCCCCATAATATAGTTTATACAATTCTATGTTTTTTTTATAATCTTGTAAAGTCGGAATAAGAGGAAACGGTATTCTAAGTAAAAAATTATTAGGAATTGCAAATTCAATACCGCCAACAATTGGATTTGCCTGTAATATTATCCACCCAAATAAAGGAGAATTATAATATTCCTGTGATAATTTATCCAATCTATCTTTATTACGTCTAAATTGAATATATCTATCAGTTGATTTAATTGGTATTTCAATTCCTGGAACAATTTTAAACTCTCCATCATTTATAAAATACTGATATCTATCAAAATATTGATCGTTCATTGCATATATTATTTTATCCGCCTGTGCCGGTAGCCAATCTGTAATAATTTAGTACAGATGTTGTTTTATTTCCACTTGTTCTGTGTACGTTTGTTAAATTTTGAATTACTGTTGGATCAGTAATTATAGATTCTGCCGGGTCTGAACTACCAAATTCAATAGTGTTACTATCTTTTCTTGTTGGGTATTTAGTAATTTTAAAATCTTTATTCTCTGGTGCCGGCTCAAAAAATTTATTTAATCTTTTCTTAATATTTTTCTGTATATTAGAATTAAAAGGATCTCTTTGATATAAATTCAAAATTTCTTGTTTTTTATCTCTTAATAAAATTGATAGAAAATAATATAAATCATCGGATGTCATTGTAGAACCATAAAAATTATAGGTTGTATCTAGATCTTCAGTAAATTTAGATTGATTTGCCTGTATGAATGATATTGCATTACTATAATTTTGATAAAACACACTGCCCGTAAATTCAGAGATATTTGCTCGAGTGTAAACAGTTTTTTCTATTTTACCGTCATAACCATATTCAATAAGAAAATTTAATTTATCTAGTACCGCAATAAGTTTATTTCTTGCAGATTCAGCGGCCTTTAAATACGATATGTTTTTTGGTAAATCATTTATCATGCCCACAACAGTCTCCAATACATATGGTTTTAGAATTTCTTCAGATCTTGTAATTATGGGCGCGGTCATATCGCTGCCAATTCCTATCAATGTGGTAATATTTTCTGTTTGTATCTTACCCGATATTATATTTCTAAAATTTAATGCAAATGTTTCTAACTCTTTGCGCGTAGGATAGTTACCTAATAGTTCAATTGTGGTTGTGCTTGCCCCTATTTGAACATTATAATCTTTTATTGTTCTATATTCTGGATGTAATATTAAACTTCCTAATTTTGTATCATATGTCTTTAATACGTTATTATATGATGACATAAATGTACTAATATATTGGTTTGTATTAGAAAAGACCTCATCAATTACTGAAGTATAATCTAATATTCCAAAAACTGGAGTGGTAACCGCTCCCGCTCCAAATCCCATTGTCTGATAGCCAGATATAGCTGGTTTTCCTATATATGGGCCGTCAATAACATTATCTGTTGACGATAATAAATCATTTGAATTTGTACCTATTGAGGATAATCTTTGATTTAAATCGTCCAGAAATTCTTTTGTATAAAATTCTTTCCTATCTTCTGTTGCTGTTGACCTTGGGTCATACATTTCAGTATTAGCATAAAAATTAGAAGACAACGCATTTTGTAATCTTTCTACGGGTCTTTCTAATCCATGACCACCAATGAAGCTTATTTGTAAAGTAACATCGGCAATCATGGGCTGAACTCCAATTCCTTCCGGATTTAAATCCCAAATATTCTCATCAAATGTTATATTTACGTCCCTAATAACAACTTTGGAGTGATAAAAATCTCCGATTCTCATTACGCATATCGGTGGAGGTCCAAATGTTGTGTTTCTTGCATTTAAATCACGATCATCTGATATTCCTTTGATTGGTAATGTGTCCCCTGGTCTAACACATTGATTTAAAAATGTTAACCTTGCGTTCAATCCTTCTGGCGTCATTGAATGAAATGCCGGATGAAAATATTTTAATTTTTCTTTTAATGATGAAAATTGTAATGGCGAATCTTCCTCAAGTTTTTTAAAATAATAACATTCTGATAATGTTTTCATTATCATTTTTTTTATTTCATCAATTGGTGGTGCCAATTTGACTCCTGTTGGCGAATCAAGAACTTCAACTGATTGTCGTTGTGCCGCTGTTGCCTGTGCGGCAGCATCTGCATCCTCTGCTTTTTCTGTTTGGTCGTCAGGATCTTTCAATTCATATACGATTTTACAATTAGCGTTTCTACATAAAAAAGTGGTTGGAGCAGATTTTTTAAGTTCCTCTGATGTTAAAAAATTAGACCCGTCGGCGCAATCAATATTGACTAAAGAGGTTATATCTGAAAGTACTGTTCGTGTTTCGCCTTCATTTATTGTTTCAAATATTCTTAAAACTCCATCTGTTGTATATCCCAAATCTTTTAACGCAATTTCCATTTGGGGTTCTACCATACGGGCATCTGATTTTGATGTGTTTTTATATGTCCACGGTATACTTTCTAGAACGTTCCATGCCATATCTGGATCTTTACATAATCTGAATATAATATCATTTAAAACATCACTACTTCTACGATAAGCCAATTCTAGATTAGAATGTTGGTCGTCTGGCGCGCTTGCACTTGAAGAAACTCTAACGCCTATTTGTTTAATTTTATCGCTCTCCAATAAACTTTTTATTTCTGTCATATTTGTGACATAATCATCAAAATTTTTCACCATATGATTAAATTCATTGTTAAGCGTATCTACCGAACAAGCGCTTATATCCTCAAACGCAGTATCTGATGGTTTGTTATTCACCTCTGTTATTTGACCTGATAAAAGATAATAGTCATGTATCTGATTATTGCCCCAAACTGTTGATGCTTTTAAATCTTTTATTCCTTTTTGTAACATTTCAATAATACTGTCTTTTTTACCGAGATATTCATAATAGTGTGAAGTATAATATATATTCGAATATAATGGGCCCGAAAGACCACTAATTACTCGTTCACCGGCAGTTAACGAAGTGATCCATTTTGGCGAATAAGACCACTGTTGTACAGTTACAGATGGCTTATCATTTTCAAAAAAGCAATCTACAGTAAATTCTGGCAATGACGGTGTGTTTTTTGGAACTGGCGTATCTGAAACCGGATCAATAAATATTGTTTTATTTCTTGTTACAACCTGTGGACTTTTACTTTGATTTAGATACGCCAAAAGCGCCTTAACTTCATCAGGCGTTAATGTTGTGTATTTTCTTACCAAACCATAAAAATCAACATCCTGACATCCAGCAAAAAACGCGTTAATATAGTTATCAGCTTCTGCATCCGACATACCTTCAAAATGCTTTTTTACTAGAAGATTTAATATGCTTGGGTGATCTACAATAACTTTAAATGACACTTGACCACTTCTAGATGTGTTATTATATGTATAAATTGGTTCGGGTCTACCTAAAAAGAAATTTTCTTCCCATTTTGCGTTATTTTGCTCCGTAACCTTTAAGTCATAAGGAGGAAACCACATAACCCTTCCGCCATTTGGACCTTTTTCACAACACGGCAAATCCGCGTATGTAAATCCTGGCGTATTTGATGTTTTCCACGCAAGATTTTCTATTGAGAACATATATTTCTTAGCAAAAAACCCTCCTTCTCTTTGTGCCATATTAGACGAGCTGGCATCAAATTCACCCTTTGCGTTTGAATTAGGATATATATTTAAATTCCATGAGTTTGTTAAAACGCTACTTTCAAATTTCCTATAATTACCGGATTTCTTCATGGTATCTGAGTAATTCATATAGGAAATGTCTTTTGTCCATACTCTACAATATTCAACGCCTCTTTCTTGTCCGCTATACTGATCAATATATTTTATAGCAGAACCCCTTGACATTGATGTGTCGCCCTCCCTAAAAATTCTACTTGTCTGATCAATAACATTAGCAACATGAGAACGAGCGGCTCCACCATCAGCCGGCATTGTTTCAAGTATTTCTTGTGTTAATCCTAAAATTGATCCATCTTTAAAATTGTATTTTGTTGATACTGAATCATCATATTGAGAAATACCATGCGTTCTTTTATACGATTCGGTTGATTCCCCTTCATTTGTTAATACCCCAACATATGTTTTTGTTTTGTCTAATAGATTTTTTGATTTCGTACTAATCCATGTTAATTTACCTGCAGATCCTCCTCCATCAACAATGTTCTTTGTTCTTTGAAATAGTGTTGCTTGTATAGGATCAAACATCAAAGAAAGATAATAACTACTTTTTACTGGCCTATCATCAATATTCATTGCGTTTTTAACATCATTTCCTCTATCGTCACCAATATATGCAATACCCGCTGGCGCTTCGACGCCTAAGAAATTTTTTACTGACTGTGCTGTTTTATCAACAAAATTAAATATTTTTGATGTGTTTTGTGATCTTGCTGTCGTGGTATAGTTGGGGGCATATTTTGAATACGAAAGATTATCAAATAAGGTTGCTTTTTGTCTTTGACCCATATATTCAATAAACAAATCGGAAGGTTTTCTTGTAATTGTCGGTCTTCTTCCAATTCCAAATAAGGATCCTACCGCTCCTGTTGCATCTTGAGAAGCACTTCCTCCTTCGGTTTGCGCTTCAGGTCTAATATTTCCGCTGCCAACCGGATTGCGCGGGTTTGATAAATAGTCTCCAGGAATCTCTGCCCACGGAAATTCAACGCCGGCAACAGTTTGCATAAAATCAATACCTTTTCCCACTAATGTACTAGCAACCGTAATTCGTGGATTACTTTCGATTAGGGGTTCTCTACCTGTTAATATGTTTATTGCTGTTGTTGTATTACCTTCTAACGCATCAAGAATTCTAAGTCTACCATATGTTGTTGCATATAAATTTTGTTGCAATCTTGAATAAACCGGGCCGTATTCAGATTCCCTTATATACCATGAAGCAAATTTCATTAATTCCGATTCGTCCTCATAACTACTGGTATTCATTATACCAATTAAATTATGCGTTTGTGATACAAAATATGGATATAGAGCTAGATTTGCCCTTCTTGCGAATGTATTAAGATTTTCATTTATAAAGTATTCAATTGGTTTAAATGTATTTATGGTTTGTGATCTTAATAATTCGGGCGAGCGTGTATCTTCAACGTCTCCAGGATCTACATTAGCGAATGTGTTTAAATTACTAACACTATAATTACTTTCATTAAATGTTTGAGGGCCGTTTGGGGCCTTTAAAGTTTTAGATAAAACAAAATCCCTGAAACGTTTACTAGCATTAAAATCTACATAGCTTGGCATCTTATACTTTTAATAATAAATACCAACTATCTGAAAATTCATATTAATTTGGATTTATAAAACTATCTTTTAAATTAGCCTGCCATCTTGGATCTCCCCAAAATATTTGTGCAATTCGATCCATCGATGCTGACGTTGGAACAATATTTATATCAATAATTTTTCTTTCAACGGTAGAAGACGGCGTTACGGGATTTTCTGAACGGCCCAATTTTTCCGCTGCAACAACATTCATTGAATTTGCTCCTGTATTTACTTCTCCTCTTTGTTTTTCTTCCTTACTTTCATTCGTCTTATTAAGATTATCAACCCAATTTGACGCCATTTCACCGATATTTACAAGTCCATCCCATTGTTTAATTGATTCTTCTGCATATTTATCAAATCCTTCAATTTGTTTCATTCCTATGCCTGAAAGACCCTCAGATAATTTTTTAACAAGATCACCATCTATTCCTAGGGCTTTCTCTACTATATCCGCTGCATTGTGACCAATCGTAACTCTCATATATCCTCTCAACGCAGACATGTCTCTTTGAATATTTTCGAGAGCCATAACTTGCTGTCTTGGTATGTCTTTTGGATCCATTTTTGTGAGAAGCTCTTGTTGATCTATAATTATCTCTTTTTGTTCTTGTGTCATACTATCTAGAGCTAACGAAGTTTGGTCGTTATTCATTTTTAAATCATCTCGTAATGTCTTTGGAATGTCAATAATCATTTTACCACCTTCCATTCGAGCTAAGTTAGTTAAAAATTCTATCTCTTTTTCTGGTATATTAAAACTTAACCCCGATAAATCATAAGCCGCCTCAGTTCTCTCCGCCTGAGCAATGGCAGTATCACTTAACTCTTCCAAACTCATACCAAGTTCATCGGCCATTGCTTTTGCCTGTCTAAGTTGAACTCCCGTTACCTGAAATCTGCCTTGTTCTTCATTATATGTTACTAACGATCTCGTTGCTCCAATTATCGCGTCCTGTAATCCCTCAACATTATTTGTTGCCATATACATTAATTTAATTGGATCATTTAAATCTCCAAATGCTCCACCAATAACCTGTAAATTTGCAACAATATCAAGTGCTTTATCTGGACTCCAGACATTTTCGGCCAACGTGAACACATTTTGCATATTCATTCTGAATTCTACCGATTTTTGAGCCATTCTAGCTAAACCATCTACCCCATCTTTAAAACCATATTGATTGATCTTTTTTAGATTTTCGGCAACCATGGCTACTGTTGTTTTTCCGTTTAACCCAAGAGCTAGAGATCTCATTGCCATTTTTTCAATTAAAGTAGACATATCACGAACGCCTAATCCAATTCTTTCGAAATCTTTTCCCATATTGACAAAAGCTCCCATACTTTCAGTAAATTTACTTGCTAAAGCCATGTCTTTCATTGTGTCTTCGTTAAGTAATTTAAATTTTCCTGAGTTTGCAACTAAATTTCCAACAGATTCCGAAAATTCTTCAAATCCTATACCTAATTTTGTTATCCAGGGGGAAGCTTCCATAATTTCACCTCTAAACGCTTCAGCAAGTTCCCCTGTCATCATAGCTTTTTCATTAATCTCTCGATAAAGCTTGTTAGTTTGTGATAGATATAAAAGAACCTCGCCTTGAAGAATACTTCCTATTTTTTTTAAACCCGCGCCCCATCTTCCTGAAAATATATCAACAAGACCTCCAATAATTTTTTCTCCGCCTTCTATCGTTCCAAATTCAGGCAAATTCATTGTTGTAGGAGCATACTGAGTGGCCATTGCTCGATTGATAAATCCTCCTGTTCCTACTCCTGTTGGTTTAAGTATATTTTGACTAGCGACATCCGCCTTTTCTTGATTTGTTAACGCGTTAAAGGCTATCCGAGCATTTGTTGTTTCTGCCTCATATAACAGAGAATCATGCGGATCTATTTTGTTCGTCCACTCAGAAAGAAAATTTGGCCAATTCTGTTTCCCACCTTTTGCAATATCTATTAATTTAGAAGTAATTCCCATATAATATAAATAGATTATTTCTTATTTTCCTGTTCGATGATATAATTAAAATAATATCTTCTTACAAAAATTGGCATAACAAGAATATCTCCGTAAGAAAATCCTCGTTTAACTAACATAAAAATTTCTTTTAATTGACTTTCTCTATATTCCGTAGAAAGGACGAAAAAATTCCACCCCAAACCCAATCTCAGCTTGGATCTCTTCTCCTGATGGGGTAGTTACTTTTTGAGTTAAATCAACTCCTGGTTTATTTTCAATTGCATATTTTCTGAATTCTTGAGAATCAACAATAGGCATTTTATTTTCAATAAAACTATGTATCTGCATAATATCTCTGTTTCCTCCAAGAGATTTAATCATCATTTCGATCCTTTTTGTTACAATGGGGGCCGCTCCAATACCATTCCAGCTTTCTTCTATCTTTTTAAGTTCCGTTTCTTGTTTTTGTGTTAAATATTTAAACGTAATATCAATTCCACACTTTTTGAGATAATATGGGTATTCACCATTTATGTCGGCAACCAACGAAAAATCTTTTATTTTAAGACAAGATAAATCTATTGTCGTTTCAAATTTTTCTCTGGTTTTCGGATCTGTTAATGTTATTTTATATTCGGAGCCAAAAGATGTGTTTCTTAAAAAAATTAATATTGCCTGTTTGTCTTCTTCCACAATATCCTCAGCCATCAGATCTTTATCTAATACTTTTCTTCTTAGTAATTCCATAACAACGCCACCAGTTGATGCTAGATTTGGTGATGCCAAAACATTTTCGTCTGCGGCGGTCAAATATGCCACTCGAACTGTTTTTTTATTGTTTTGATACATAATCCCTTTACTTGGTAATTCAACAACGTCATACGCTATTGAAGGGTCAATTTTAAATTCTTCCATGTCTTTTTATTTTATTATAAGTATTATACATAAAATTTTTATTTAAGTACATTGTATTCCCATCGAATATGTCCACAATCGTAAATTCTATATATCTTTCGGTCAAACATTATTTCTTTTTCTGTTTTGTTTACATCAAATCCTTCTTTAATTAAAATCGATTTTCTAAAATTAAATCGATGATACCTTATTCCATTAATAACATACCAATAATTTGGCTTTGACTGAGATATTTTCTCAAATCCCAAATTTTTATACATATTTCCATTAAACAGTCTAATATCCGAATATGATACAATTTTTGTTGGGTAGTAGTTTTTAACAAAATAATTAAAAAGTTTTCCTGCTGCTCCCACCACGTTAGTATTTATTTTATTACAAAATCTAGTTAATTCCCATTCATTGGCTTTTCCACTCATTAGTATTCTACCTTTTGAAAATGACATAACAGACACTAATTCATCATCATGATATAATCCGATTTTAATTTTGGAATTAACATTTCCTTGAATGTGATTTTCATCAAGAAATATTTTACATATTTTTGGATCTATTTCTTTGATCCTACATTTTCGTGCAAATAAAGTATTGTCTGTTTTTTGTAACCTATTCTTTATAATTGATTGAACAATTTCTTTTTTATTTACCCATTCATCTTCAAAAATATGAATTAATTCTATGTTTTTTTCTTGGCATTCTATTGTTTTTTTTAAATGATAATCGAAAGGTAAAAATAATTCGTTGTGCCAGTACACACCATCAAATTCAATTGCTAAATTAAATTCTGGCACAATAATATCTAACTCTTGTTTAGTTAATGTTTTTCTGTCAGATGATATGTGTTTTATAAAAAGTTCATCAAGAAACTCGGATATTTTAATTTCATAACCACTCTTTTGACTTTGGCCTATTGGGTTACAAAGGGGACAAATAATTTGATCGTGTTTTATTCTACCATATAATAAATGTTTTTCAATTTCACTTATTTTATTACATATATCACATTTAATTTCAATTTTATTTTTTAATATTTTTATAATATTAACATTTAAATATAATTTTTGAAATCTTTCATCCATTATATTTTTAAATTCTTTTGTTTTTGAAAAATTTTCTACGCCATATTTTTCTTTACAAGTTTCAACATACTTATTATGATTACAATAATTTTCAGATCCGTAAATTTTAAGTTTAGTGTTGATCATTTTTCTTGAATTGTTATAATTTTCATCGTTATATCTTTCCAGTTTGGTTTTTCTTTGTTTACTAAGAAAATCTTTATGTTGGGGATAAAAATTAATGTTATATTTTTTCTGAAAAGTTACTTTTTGCCTTTTTATCATTTCTTCTTTATTTAAATTAATACAAGATAATGAACAAAATTCGCCATATGGTTTATCAAATCTATTTCTAAACTTAATTTCACCTCCACATGTTATACATTTAGGTCTTTCTATTAAATTATTATAATAAAACCAAATTTTTTCTTTGAAGTTCATTTCTATATTCAATTTATTAGAATAATTAAGAATTTTTTCGTATTCTATAAAATAATTTTTACTAAACCATTTTTCTTGTGTTTTATATCCTGACTTATTGTCAACGGTAAAAAATGAAAAATCCATATACTTATATTTTTATATAAATATACGGATTTTATTTTAGGATGTCAAGGATATGTCAAAAATATTTAATATACTTGTATACAACGATCCATACGTAGGGTTGCATCAATTGTTGCTAAATCATCTCTTCCGTAATCCAAATCCCCAAAATTGAGAGTTGATAAGAAAGTACCCTGAAGAATCCATTTTTCAACTACAACTCCTGTTGGATCAAGCATTTCCAGCTCTACATCTTTTTTATATCCTGAAGCGTATCCCATTCTCCCTGTAACACTCTCTGCATGTAAACGGAACCACTCCATTAAGGCTTGTGAGGCTGACGGTCCAATCGGATCTTTAAATTGTACTTTTAGCTCTTCCCATGTAAATCTTCCAGCAACATATGTTGATGTATTTAGAAATTGAATTTCCACAGGATTAATTTTTGCACTTGGTCTTGTTGCTGAGAATACATACCATTCATTGATACCTAAACTCGATGGGAATCTTAGAATAAATCTATTCTTTCTTTTCGGTTCATAAGGAACCGGCATCTTCATTAGTAAATCTGCCATTTTATTTCAGTTAATTCGTTTTATTGTTTTATTATAAATATATTAAATTTTAAAAAACATTATTTATTTGACTTTTCCGATTTTTTTTTGTAAATTTGTGGACCAGTAAATAGATCATATGTTTAATATAAATACTATCAGATCGAAATAATCTTATATTGCTATCGCGTTAGTAGAAAAAAATATAAAAAAATTAAAAATATTTTTACAATTACTTGATTTTGTCAAAAAATTTTCGTATTTTTCGGCCCAACCATAGAGGATCAAATACTAGAATCCAGTAAAATATTTTTTATTAATAGGCCCAAAAGCATAAATGGACCAGAGATCTGCTAGCACATATATATACTAGAAGTATACTAGTATGATCCTGGGTGAAATTTTTCAAAAATAAAAAAGAGTAGTTTCCTACTCTTTATTTTAAATCTATATTGAGACTAAATATTCTCAAATGATGCTCCTGTTGGTGTGATTATAAATTCTATGTCTATAAATTCGAGAGATCTTGTTGGTTTGATGTAGATCTTACCTCTAAGAGTATTACTATCGATATCTTCAGGGTCATTGGAAACAACCAAACGGAAGTCATATAGTCCTCTCTCTTTCTTAATTGCTTCAAGAATTGGATTAACCAATCTTGCAAATTCTGCTCTTACTTGTTCATCATTCTGTTCGAATAATAATCTTACAGCGACCGCAGCAATCAATTTTCTTGCTCTTAGTAACAGTCTTCTAACATTAATTCTATCCAAAGCGCTCTCTCTAATCTGAAGAGTTTTGTTACCCCAAATAATTGGACCGGTATCCGAGAATGTGGCGATTGGATTAATTCTCATTCTATAAAGATCATCTCTTTCGTCAAGGGTTAATTTTTTGGCCGCTTTAATGGCGCTTACAATACCTCTTGAATATCCTGCTACTGCAAACCATGGATAAGAAACATTGTCTGTCAAAGCAATGTTTCTTAAAACTTCGCCAGTAGGTGGAATATAAAGTTGTGTTGAATTTTCATTATCTCTTATCTGAATCCATGGCCAGTATAAAGCCGAGTAATTGGAGTCGAGATTAATTGTATCGACCAAGTCAGTAATTTCAAGAACTGTTTGAACGTTTGGTGTCGAAATTATATAAAGAGAATCGGCTCTGTCCTCCTCAACCATATCTATGGCTTCTTCGGTTAATGAAGAATGATCATAAAAATTAATACCTGGTGTAGCAAAAACATTGATATCAATAGCTTCGGCATTACCAAATGTTGTAATGCCCGCAAGATATGCATAATAGTCTGAATTTCCGATATTGGGATCAAAACAGCCACCATTATCAGTATTATTGTCATCATAAGTTGCTTTGCCATATTTAAATTCGTCTCCAAATGTTCTTACATCTCGGTAAATGTCCCAACCATCAAATCCTCCGTTTAAAGCAAATGTAAATTTGCGATATGTAATGTCTATTAATTTATTATCGACTCCTCCTGTTTGTCCTTCTAGATCATATGGTGTACAATCAAATTCAAAACCTGAAATAGTACTACCTGTTAATATTGCTGCTTGAGAAGATAAATGGAATCCAGGCGTTGTTGTGTTAGCGTTTTTACCTTTAAATTTAAACATACTATTATCGTATCCTATTTGAGTGGATAATCCTAACATAACTCTTCTGATTTTATCTCCGGAATAGTCTTCTTGTATTCCATCCCATGTATATGTAACAGCATCGCCAGCATTATTGTATTCAGTTTTAAATAAAACTCCTCCTAATACGGATGTATCTAATTGATCAGTAGTAAATCCTCTAAATCCTGCAGGAATAGCATCGGTAGGATGATCATTTGCCATCTCCAACATAATATATTTTGATCTTAATTCATATTCTGTGTCCGATGTTCCAACTTTCAATGCAATATATCCAGGTAAATCCGGATTCATAGAACATCTTGAAAATCTTTCAAGTGTAACCATATTTTCGTCTGTATCATTGAAATCACGGACAAGAATATCAAATTCGGCAGTATCAAGGTCGATGTTTATTATACTGATTTTAACTTGAACATTCGATGCATCTCCGTCAGAAATAGCAATTACTCTAAATAGATCAGCAACAACTCCGCCTCGTACTTCTGATACAACATATGGTGAAGCTGCCGTTTGCCATGTAGTTAAAAAGTCTTCGTCAACACTATGATAAATTGGAGTTACACTTAGACCTCTAATTAATCCACGGTCTTTTAATGCTTCAGCAAATTTTGGATATGATTCAAAAACATATATTGGGTAATTGGTTTCATTCTTGTCGAAAATGCTGGTTCCCAATACTTTTCTTATGTATTTAGTTGATGTGTTATTTAAAGAACACACGAATGACCTTGTTTCTCCGACTTCGCCATCTGTAGTGACAGTAAGTGTAAATTCTTCTAATGGATCTGTTTCAATTGCATCACCTGTCATAGTTAGTCCGGTTTGTTCTGTCACTTG